AAAAAGCTTATTATGCTTCCATCGGAAACGATGATCTGGCAGCCTGAGTTCACAGATAAAATACTCTCCAGGAAACCCGGGGCGGTTCACACCGTGTGACGTTCTGCCGCACACAGGAGGAATTTCTCAATATCAGGCTCAAGGGACGCCGAACGTATCCGGCTGATCAGCTCCTGAGTTTTCGTATCGTCGTACAGTTCACTGATATCCGGTTTACCGCCCGACGGCTCATAAACAGGCGTATCAATTTTCGTCGTATACGGCTCCTCCTCATTTCCTGTACCGGGCAAAACATCCGTCAACAGTTCATCAATTTCTGTCGGGATGAAGCCTGTCAGGGAGACATCAAAATCAGCATTGATTAGGTCCGACAGCTCCATCCGCAACAGATCTTCATCCCAGCCAGCATTCATCGGCAGGCGATTATCTGCCAGGCGGTACGCCTTTTTCTGCTCATCCGTCAGGCCAGACAGAACAATGACCGGAACAGAATCCATTTTGAGCATTTCAGCCGCCATAACACGACCGTGACCCGCAATAATTTCGCCCTTTTCGTCAATCAGCACCGGATTAGTCCAGCCGAATTGCTTAATACTTTCTACCAGTTGTGCCACCTGCTCAGTACTGTGCGTCCTGGCGTTGTGCGCATACGGTGACAATTCTTGTAATGGGCGATAGACTATCTTTAATTTCTCGCTCATACAGCCTTGCTTTATGAATAAAACGCACCCCAGCAGCCAGTGCTACTGGGGACGGAGGTGTTGCTGGTAAAGTTAGGTATTGGATCAATGAGTGAGTCAACATAATATTAAACTCACAATTATAAATCAGCCATATATTAGGAGCGCCAAAAAAAACCTGAAAACAATATAATAACAGGATAAATTTCAAGGCGACCAAGAATCATAGCTATGCACATTAAACATTTTGCAATGTCATTAAGCACTCCGAATGACGATGCAGTAGCCCCAAAACCTAATCCCATATTATTAATACATGCAGCCACTGTTGCAAATGATGTAAGAAAATCATATCCCATACCATTTAACACCAGTATAAAAAACACCGTGAAGAGAGTATAAAGAAAAAAGAAACTCCATACAGACCTCATTACACGATCTGTAACTATCTTCCCTCCTACATTTACACTCAACAACGCTCTGGGATGAGAAAGCTGATTTATCTCGTGTTTGCTTTGTTTGAAAAGTATAAGAAATCGAAGTGACTTAATTCCACCACAAGTTGAACCTATACATCCCCCAAAGAAACTTGACAACAGCAAAAACACTATCGTGTGCGTGGGCCAACTTGCATAATCCTGCGTAGCTAAACCATTATCAGTGAGCATGGAGCTGGCAAGAAAAAACGAATGAATAAAACTTCCATGCAAGTCATACATACCTATATGCCAGACCTGGAAAGAGGTAACAATGATCACCCCTAAGGCTATTAACAGAAAGAAACGAAGTTCAATATCTCTGATTAAAGGTTTTATCGTTTTCCTGCTAATAACAATATACCAAAGAGTGAAGTTGAAAGCCGATAGCAGGGAAAAAGAACCAGCCACCAGCTCAACCAAATAGTTATTAAAATATCCGATACTCTCGCTATGAGTTGAGAAACCACCAAGCGAAACTGTGGAAATCCCGTGACAAATAGCATCAAACAAAGGCATTCCTGCAAGTCTATAACAGACAATACAAGCAATACCTAATAAAGAATAAGTTATCCACAGTGTCCGTGACGTATCGGCCAGGCGGGGAGTGAGTTTGTCATCCTTAAATGGCCCCGGCATTTCTGACTGATAAAGCTTTGCACCACCAATACCCAATAATGGCAATACAGCAACCGCCAGAACAATAACTCCTAAACCACCTATAAAATTTAACTGTGACCGATAGTACAAATATGCCCGAGGTAATGAACTAACATCATCAATTACAGTTGCTCCTGTTGTTGTTATTCCAGAAACCCCTTCAAACAGAGCATCAATGAACGTTAAATTAAGTTCTGAGTCAATCCATAAAGGGAATGCACTAATAACAGAAAACAAAATCCAAAACATTACAATTATAATAAACCCATCACGGGTACGTAATTGAATGCCAGATTTCTTAGTTGTATACCACGCTCCGCCACCAATGCAAAAAAATATAACGAAAGTTATAAAGAAAACGAACAGGCTTTTTTCTTTATAAAACAATGCTACAACCATTGGTGGCAACATTGAAAGACTATAGAGCCAAACCAGGAACCCACACATATGAGTAACAACTCTTACATGAGATGTATTCATATCTAAATATTCTTTCAATTATAACCACCTTGCTGCAATATTATGATTATACTGTATAAAATTTAACTCCTCTTAGATCTTACTTCACTGTTCCTTATGAAACAATCATCAAAATGAATCATATTGTAGTTAAGATTTTACTTTAAACACTGCTCGGTTATGTATTGCTGAGCACCTTCAAGTTGGGCCTGCATCATTACCAGTCGTTCCCGGAGGGTGAAATAATCCCGTTCAGCGGTGTCTGCCAGTCGGGGGGAGGCTGCATTATCCACGCCGGAGGCGGTGGTGGCTTCACGCACTGACCATCGAGCGCAGCAACATCACGCTGACGCATCTGCATGTCAGTAATTGCCGCGTTCGCCAGCTTCAGTTCTCTGGCATTTTTGTCGCGCTGTTCTTTGTAGGCGATGGCGTTATCACGGTAATGATTAACACCCCATGACAGGCAGACGACGATGCAGATAACCAGAGCGGAGATAATCGCGGTTACTCTGCTCATACCTCAATCTCTCTGACCGTTCCGCCAGCTTCTTTGAATTTTGCAATCAGACTGTCAGCCTTATGCTCGAACTGACCATAACCAGCGCCCGGCAGTGAAGCCCATATATTGCTGCAACGGTCGATAGTCTGACGGATATCACCGCGATCAATCATCGGCAAAGCGCCACGCTCTTTAATCTGCTGCAGCGCTACAGCATCCTGACTTTCTGGAGAAAAATCTTTCAGGCCAAGTTGCTTGCGGTAGGCATCCCACCAGCGTGAAAGAAGCTGGTAACGTCCAGCGGCTGTTGATTTGAGTTTCGGATTTAGCGTGACAAGTTTGCGGGGGTGATCGGAGTAATCAGTGAACAGTTCGCCACCGACAATAACATCATAACCGTGATTTCTGGTTTTCTGCCGTCCGTTATCTGTTCCTTCTGACCATGCCACCATATCAAGGAAAGCTTTACGCTGGGAATTAAGTGTCTGCATTAATTACTCCTTATGGGCACCGAACTTGTTACCGATGACCCTCATTGCCGCACCACGAATAGCATCAACACCAATCAGCCCCACCCCACCACCAATGGCAACAGAAAGTGATTTAGGCCATCCGACATACTCAAGCGCGGATGCAAAGGTCAGCGTCAGAGCACCACAAAGCAGAATCTCAAGCGTTTTTCGTTTCCAGCCGCCGCCACCGCCAAAATAGGCAATGCGCAAACCAGCCATAATAATTGACATAACCACTGCACCCAGCGGCGTATCTCCACGCCACCAACTTTGTAAGAGTTCCAGTAAGTCAGGCCAGGAATGAGGGGCATTGTGCATTTTCATAAGCCTCACCTCCGAGAGTTCGGATGGTGCTAAGTGTAAGATTCAGGCTCTCAGGCTTGCTAACAAGAAGTCGAGGATGTTTCCAGAGCCTAACAACGAAAAAGCCCCGGGACATGCCGGGGCCAGATGGAGTGCCAGATTAAGCTTCTGGCGGTATATACTCGTGTTTGATATCGTTAAATCGCCAAAAGTAACAATTCAAACAAAGAGGATTTTTATGTCTGAAAAAAACAAACCACAAGGTGAAAATAAACCTCAGCAACCCGTGGCACCAAAACCAACTCCAACACAAAGTACTACAGACTTTGCTACACGTCGTGTTTTTGTTGGAGATTCTGCCGACTCAGTCATTGAACATATAAAAAAACAGCCGAGATAAACATCGCCGCTACCGGAGCAAGGATGGTATACATCCTTGCTTTATCGAGACTCGTGCGGATTTTCTCATTTTCCAACAGTAACTCTCTTGCTGTATCACTCAAGTCAACAAGGCGATACCTTCGTATAAGCGGCAATAACTTATCAGGTCCTAAATATCCTGCATCAGCGAATATTTTAAAGCTCGAGGGCTCCATATCCTTATATTTTTCATGATATAGATGATCAGGAGGGGCATTGATCAGGCCCCTAACCTTCACAGATAAATCAGTACATACCAAGTAAATGGCGCACCATGTCCATAGTAATGTAAATGTGGTAATTCCGGCGGTGAGAAAATCGAAATTAGTTTTCTGTGTCAGCAATAAAAAAGATGAACCAATTCCAACAATCTGAATGTTCAGAAGTTTGTATCCATTCTCAACATTGGTTTTGTTAGAAAGATGAATCTCTCGTATCGTCTCTTCCCCTTGTTTTTCAAGATAATCGACGAGCTCATCATCTACTCCTAAAAAATAATCTTTAGGTAGTTCTCTCATCTCACCTCCACATCCTGTACTGAAAACAATTTTACCAGAATGTCTCGATTCTAGGTATTCCGCCAGGAATCGCGCTCCAGAAATGAAACATCAGGTTCACCAGTACCAGAAACAACAAAACCCGCTCAATGGCGGGTTCTGGTAAAGTTCATGCGCTTGGTTCGCCTCGCGATACAGCTTTGCGAAGCATACCGGAATTGAAGCAGTTTATGCGTAAAAAATCAAGCTATTTTTTGAGCAAATGATTCTCGCATGGGAATATATAGGGCATACTCAGCAACAGCCAACCAATTAGCAATTCGCTTTTCGCATGTGCTAAAACACCACTCAGGATGTGCATCATTTAGCAATTCAGCCATTTTGCGCTTAGTCATCCCCCGTCCTTCATACCGTTGCCGGAGGACACTAATCAATCCAGGATGCTCTGCCAGCACCTCACTTATGACTCGATCAATACATAACGCCTCTGCATCAGTACAATGCGCCAGCCAGCTCTTTTGCTTGCCGTTGATCATCTCTCGCAAAAACGCTTCCAGCTCAGCTTTCTCTATTCCCGCTTTTTTCATTCTGCGCAGGGCTTCATTGATGGCTGTTTTCGTCAATTTTTTGGATGCCAACAACTGATTGAACATATTTCCTGACCTGCCACCGCCAATATACGACCAGCGCCCCCACATACGCAGTTTGCCCTGAATCCAGACACTTTCCAGCGTGGCGAGACGAAGGTGTTCTCCGCTTTTTCCTGTATTCGTTGGGTAAATCACAAATATCCCTCCTTTCTCCAGATTTCTTGTGTGCGAAAAACACCTTCTGCATGCATCAGGCGTAATTCTTCTTTGGTGTAATCGCTGGTTTTTACCCGCCCGTCGATTAGATCGTGGCATGAGCTACAGGCAATCGCCGCCTGCATATCGTGTGGTTTTGTCGCTGTTCCGCACGTTCCCGCCAGTCGGTAATGCGCCAGCACAGACGTTTCCGGATCGTGATTGCAGTAGCCAGGAATTCTGACGGTGCACATCTGCCCCCGCGCCGCTTTACGTAAATCCACCATTACGCAAACTCCAGCAGCTGCGCGGTCACATTTTCGACTTGTTCCGGAGAGGAAAATTTACGGAACAGAATCCAGTTCCACAGCACATTCAGAACAGATTTATAAACCTGCTGAAACTCGGTTTCGTCCATATTCGCAAAAGCGATGGATTTCGCCCGACGCCCATGGCTACCATCAGGATAAAGATGCTCGGTGTAAAATCCGGCCTGAATGGTTACCCACTCGCGGAAAGCCTCAAACGACTTTAGCAATGCCGTATCCCGGGTTCTGCGTGTCGCAACTGTATTCAGATATTGCTCTGCGGCTTCGCTCAGAGCTGGCGTATGTTCCCGGCCTACTGATTCACATAGGTAATCAACGAATCCTGAAACCAGCTTTCGTTCGCGAGGCGTGATCGCCCCACCGACCGGAGTCCAGTAATCGAATCCCAGTTGCAGGAGTTTGAAAAAACGCTTGTGGAATGCGTAGTTACGCACACGCTTAAAGTCTGCGTGTATCCACTCGCCTATTTTGATTTGATGCAAAAAATCGCAACTCTCCGGCGTCGCCGGGAGAAGTAGTCCAGAAGAGGTTTGTTTGACCAGTTGTATATGCGCCATTTCTCAATCTCTCGATGGCGCAGTGCAGCAGATGCCAGTTGTTCAGGCTGACGAATAAAGTATAAATAAACTGGCTATGGTGTAAAGCTCCACATAACATGAACAAACACTACATATCAAATAGCTGATACAAGGATAGAAATACAACACTTATTATTAAAAACGATTAGATAAATTACATTTTAATGTTATGAAAAAGTTCTTTTTTATCATAACATTTCAACAAAAGCATTACAGATGCACATCCCGTCATCATCAATTATTTAAGGTGGTTAAACATGGAAAATAACAACTATGCACATCTCGCTCCTTTTTTATCCGTAATCCTTTTCGCTGGCTGTTTTATATGGGCATTATTTTTATAAAGTAGCCGCATGATTAGTTTCTGGAATCATGTTTCCCACTCAAATCATTAACATTTGATAAGATATATCTAAAAGGATGCCTTTACATTATTTGATGCGTATATGATTTATTTATATGCACAGTAAAGGCATCCTGGAAATAATCAAGATTAATGATATATTGCTTATCTCATCCCCCACTGTCTTTCACCCGGAAAACATTTATCGTTAAAAATATATCATAAGTAATTAAATTGAAATTTCAGAACACAACTAATGCACACAATAAGATTCAGTAACAGTAATCTATGCGGACTATATCGAGATTTTTTAGTTAAACTTTAATAAGTTATTCCTAACACACAGAATGCACAAACTAAAAGTAAAACAAATAGTTATACGAAAAACAACCATATTGATTCTATCTTCTCCTCTAATCAACATATCAATTATGTGTTTCATAACAGCTTGACATAACCCTCAAAAAGGTGCATTTATAATGCATGTTTTATGGGAGGTGGTTATGACACACAAGAGAATTCCTAAAGACTGGGTAATCAAACGCTCAACTCCGTTCTTCACAAAAGAGAACGTACCTTCAGCGTTATTAACACATCATAATACAGCAGCAGGTGTTTTTGGACAGTTATGCGTGATGGAAGGTACTGTAACATATTATGGTTTTGCTGATGAGAATGCTACTGAACCGGAGATAAAAGTAGTCATTAATGCTGGCGCTTTTGCAACAAGCCCACCACAATACTGGCACCGTGTTGAACTAAGCGATGATGCTCAGTTTAATATTAACTTTTGGGTAGCTCCAGACTTCTCAGGCGAAAAAGTCTATACCGCAAAAAAAGAATAGCCACGCTATAAATATCTTATTAACTAGTCCCGGCGTGGTTCTTTCCCCGCTGGGTCTTTTACTCAGATTAGTAGTCTACGAATCAGAGCCTCCGTCTGCCAGTTCGGATTCGTACCTCGCAGAGGTCTTTCCTCGTTACCAGTGCCGTCACTATGACGGTTAAACAGATGACGATCAGGGCGATTAACATCGTTAAACGTCTTGCAGGACGCGTAATGTTAACTGGGGCTTTTCTCTATCTACCTTTGGTGTTCATGCCCGAGGCAGATAGCCTCAAGCACCCACAGCAATTCTAACTATCCAATACATCACTGCCAACACTTTAAACTCTTACCCTTTAAAACAAGAACAAAATTCAACCAATCAGCATTGGGCGTATACTCATATCCTAGAGAAAACAACTCTTTCTGTACTATTTATATCCATATGATTTATAAGCATTTGCCACTTGCCATAGCCGCACAATGACAGTTTGCCATTTGATGTCAATAGATAAAAATGATCGTTTTCAATGAGTTACATACTTGCAAGGCGTTGCACATCAGGCCCGATTACGTCAGTATCAAAAGATTACAGATGGTGCATTACTGCCACCTCGCCTTAATGTTCCAGAACTCTCCAACTTGAGGAATTTTCAATGACATCCTTTCAATTATCTTTGATTTCTCGTGAAATTGACGGCGAAATAATACATTTACGTGCCAAAGATGGTTACATAAACGCCACATCAATGTGTAGAACTGCGGGCAAACTGCTCTCTGATTACACTAGACTCAAAACTACTCAAGAGTTTTTTGACGAATTATCACGCGATATGGGAATTCCCATATCGGAGTTAATTCAATCATTTAAAGGTGGAAGACCTGAAAACCAAGGGACATGGGTGCATCCTGACATCGCTATTAATCTAGCGCAGTGGCTATCGCCCAAATTTGCAGTCCAGGTTTCAAGATGGGTTCGTGAATGGATGTCAGGGGAAAGAACTACAGCAGAAATGCCTGTACATTTAAAACGGTACATGGTTAATCGTAGTAGAATTCCTCACACGCACTTTTCTATTCTTAATGAACTGACATTCAACTTGGTTGCACCTCTTGAACAAGCAGGGTACACACTCCCAGAAAAAATGGTTCCTGACATTTCACAAGGAAGAGTATTTTCACAATGGTTAAGAGATAATAGAAACGTAGAACCCAAAACATTCCCTACCTATGACCATGAATATCCCGATGGTCGCGTATACCCTGCAAGGCTGTACCCAAATGAATATTTAGCAGATTTCAAAGAACATTTTAACAATATTTGGTTGCCGCAATATGCCCCGAAATACTTCGCTGACCGGGACAAAAAGGCTCTCGCCTTGATTGAAAAAATTATGCTACCTAACCTCGATGGCAATGAACAGTTCTAAATGATTAGCCAGCCCCATAAGGGCTGGTTATTTAGTATTATCAACCCCAGCGGCAAATCGAATACACCACCAGCGCCACCGCCATCGCAATTCCTACCGTTGTGAATGCTTCAGGCCAGGTCATCGTAAAACATCCTCCACGCTTATAAGTCCGCTTCGCTCCAGGTAGTCCATCACTTTATCCGGCAATTTGCAGCCCGGTTTCGGTTTCTTCAGTTGACTAACCAATTGTTTAACCAGCATTGTCAATTCGCGAACTTGTTTCCCGGGCTCCCCTTTGCCCTGAAGCAGGGCAGCGCGGCAAGCGTTCCATCCCTCAGCATATGTTTCAGTTACACCATCGAGATGGCATGTAAGCAAATCCATTTCTTCCGGCACTACGGGCGCTGGAAAAACGGCATAGGGTGGCGTCCATTTTGGCGCTTTATCTCCAGCCGAACGCTGATACCAGTCATCCGGTTTGTATTCATAAAAATCACCAACTGGCTCTGCTTCCAGCGATGCCAGAGCAATTTTGAATAATTCGCCCTCTACCCGTGCCATCCCTGAATTGGGGTGGCATTTCTCAATCGCTATTTTTAATTTAGCTTCTTCGATTAATTGCTTTTTGGTTAATTCAGTCATTTTTCATTACCGCCCTTTCGGGCCGCCTCCTAATATTTTGAGGGTGCAGCCCCCCCCTCCGGTTAAGGATTAAATTTTATTTACAGTGCTAAATTTAATTATTCAGATTTGGATTATGATTTCTCTTTCAGTTCACGCAGTTCCCTGATTGTTAATTTGGCTCACAACAGCACATCCTGAAAATTACCCTGATAGAACGCCAGTACACGCTGCATGACTTCGCTCTTCCGGCACTCGCGACAGATTATATTCAGACGCCTGTCATAGCGGCGTATTTCTCCGTCTGGTAATGACCAGATAAGGTCCGGATCAACTACAGCAGGTTTCTTCACCTTTGCCCTCGATAGTTTTTTGCGGGCGTTTTGCCAGTCTTTACGCGCCTGCTCAGACGGGAATAATCCGTAGCCTGAATTGTAAACATCACCACTGGCGACCAGTTCTCTGGCGAGAGTGCTTATGTAATACCTTGATGCACCGGTTTTAGCCTCCAGAGCCCGTAACGTCTCGCGACCGCTCAGACGTACAAGTTCAACAACCTGCCCTTTAATTTTTTCCCGCTCTTCTGGTGTAAATACTTTTGCCATAGGTGCCTCCGGCAATCACTTTTCCGATGCAACATGGCGGGAAGAATCAGTAATCTGTCGTACAATATCCCTGTGCTTGTTCAGCTCCCGCAGCGCGGCGCAGACACGCTCCCACTTCTGGACATGATTTTTCGCCCGACGCAGTTCGCGGTTTGCCATATGCAGTGATGGTAAAACCAGGTCATCCGCTCGCGTTTCAGTAAACGATGGCAGCGACTGCACAATGTCCGCCACAGTTTCTGTTTTAATATCTTCCTGTGTTGCAGCCTCCTGTACTGGTAACGCAACACCTGCGGGCTGAGGAAAGGCCTTACCAGCAGTTTCCGCTACCGATGCTGCTTTCGGCTCTGCTGGTAAATTATCGCCCGGTATGCAGTAACGAAATTTACCGCCCTGATTTACGCGAAGCAGACGACCTTTGCTGATTGCCATTGCCAGCGTTGAAGCCACTTTGCGTGATGTGGTACCAAACAATGTAGCCAGCTCATCCGCCGTTTGTGGTCCACGTTGTTCAATCGTCGCAGTTAAATCGCTCTCTGAAATTTTCGCGACTGTTGCCGTGGTAGTTTCTTCCGGCAGTTCTGCCGGCGCTGGCTGTTCCTGCTGAACGTTGTTATCAGCCACACGCCAGGTGTACGCGCTTTTATCAACGAAACCAGCCTTTTTCAGTTCCCATAGTTCGTTCAGCACTTCTTCACGACTGATATCATGTGGCTTTTCCCATTGCTTTCAGTACGTCAAAAACAGTCTCCATTAAATTTTTCTCCCGGTAAAAATTACTTCGCAATTCCTGGCTGGACGACATTCGGACGCCAGCTCTCCCAGTTGAAATTCACCCATCGCCCGCCGTTCATGGTCATGCGATCCATAATCCGCTCGCCAAGCAATGTTTTCATGGCCTCATAGTTCAGGTTTGTCAGCATCCCCACGCTGCGCATCGACGCTGTCCGGCGATCAACAATCTGGTGCAGTACCACCTGCTCGTTTTTCGTCTCGCGCTGAATGCCAATTTCATCAAGAACCAGCAGATCCACTTCGCACAGTTCCCGCAAAAATTTTTCGCCTGACTGCCCGTCGTCATAGCTGGCGTGCAGGGCACTCATAACATCAGCCACGGTAACCACAATCACTGTCTGACCGTCTTTCAGCAGGCGATTCCCGATAGCTGCCGCTAAGTGGTTCTTCCCGGTACCAGGTTTTCCGCTGAACGCAAAATTTGTACACCCGGTCATCAGTTCATCAGCGATGGATTTCGCCTGACTCAACGCGTATCGCTGCCCTTCGTTCTGCACCTGGTAATTCGAAAACGAGCATTTGCGGTGCAATGGCTGGATGCCAGAGTGATTCAGAATTTTTTCCACCCGCAACTGACGATTCTGACGGTTGATCTCCTCACAACGTTTCTGGCCTTCGGAAAGTTGCCACTCGCGCCACTCCGCTACCGTCTTGAATGGCGCGGTTACATGTGACGGGGCCAGTCTGCGGATACGTTCAAGAACGTCGCCTGTCGCAATATTTTTCATGGTCAGTTACCCCCTGAAGCCTGGCGGGATCGCACTATCCGGTAACGAGACGGTGTTAACCTGTCGGAGTAACGTCTCAGGTCGAACACCTTTCGGCGCGAACAAGCCCTGGTATTCGTTGGCGATGCTGTGTCGAATCACCTGCTCAGGTGAAAAACCCTGCTGGCGGAATTTTTCCAGCTCCCGTATCGCCCCGTTAGCGCCCTGCTCCGTTCGAATCGGTTTTCGCAATGCCTGCCTGAACTGAACCCACTCATGCCAGAGTGTTTCCGGCAACCAGTCAGGCAGCTCGATAGCCTCCGGTTCGAATTTTTTAGACGCTCGTTTTTGGCGAGGGGGATTTAGGGGGAGATAAGTATTTATATCTTCCTCTTTCTCTTCCTCTGGTAACGCTTTTTGATCCGTTTTTGTAACGCTGGCAGCGTTACCTTTTCGTTTCAGTTCTCGTATTTTTGTTACTCTCTCGTTTGTAACCGCCCGTTTTTTAGAGCTTTTCCCGTTATGGCGCTCAAAGTTAGGAAGCGACAACACACCATTAGTTTCGACCAGCCATCCAACCTGAATTAACGCATCAGCAAAACCAGCCATAAAAGTGATGCGATCTATTGCACTTTTTGTAACGCCGCGAGCGTTACACTCTGCGTTACCGTCTATCATTTGTTGATCCGCCCATGCCCAGAAGCGAATGACTTTCCCTAATGCGGCATCTGGATCAATATTCAGAATCTCAGCAAGCCTGAATATTTCCGGCTTATCCGGCGTAATAACTTCGAGCTTTATCCAGTTTGAAGCCATTTGTTTTCACCTTGTAACGCTCGCAGCGTTACATTTAACTGATACCGAACAAAACAGTTCGGTACGATTAATTTCAATCAATGCACTACGACAGAATCGCTAGGAGAACCGCCGCCGCTGAAATGTGCTTTACGGTAAACGGCCTGGACTGCATCATCATGCGCATCAATTGCCGTACTCAGTGCATCCTGTGCCGCCAGTAATGCACGGCGTTCCAGGGTATCGAAGATGCAGAGTCGGTGACGCAGCTCGCGAGGAAGAATTGCCAGAACCGCAGGGATCAGTTTCTGAATTTTTTCCCTTTGCGCATTCGTTTCACCTTTCAACCAACGATGATAGATATTCTGCTGATTGTTCCAGTCCTTGCCTGGTACCAGGGGCAATTCGCCGCCCCCCTGGCGCAGATATTCTTCAGTAATTGCGTTAGCGACCCACGCCTGCCCTTTTTCGGCTGCCAGGGCTAACAACACTGATTCGATGTGCTCATGCTTGATTTTCATGAATCAACTCCCATCAGCTTTTTCGTAGTAGTTTTATTTCTGCCAATAGTTAAAATTGCATCGGCAGAAAATAATCCGTTTGATGCATGAGCGATTTTTTCAGCGTAATTTGTTTCGCCGGTATATTCTGTGCGAGGCAATTTTCCGTTATCCATCCATTTGTAGATTGCTCTTTGGCTGACACCACAAACGTCGGCCACAACAGAAACGCGAACAGTTTTGATTACATCTTCAAGTGTTTTCTGGTTCATATCACCCTCACAATGTGAACTTTGAGTACATGCTATAACAGAACTGACAGTACATTCAAGAGCGAATATCATTGAACTTATGGTTCATGAAGATAAAGCGCGTAAAGAGTTCGCCAGTAGGCTTGCGCTAGCCTGTGAAAACGCTGGTTATGAACAACATGGAAGGCAGGCAGAAATTGCCCGTCGAATGAAATTAACACCAAAAGCGGTTAGCAAATGGTTTAATGGTGAAACAATTCCTCGCCGAGAGAAATTAAGGGAATTAGCAACACTCATTGGAACAACACCAACCTATCTTTTGGGAGAGGATACAGAAGAAAGTGGACAGATACGTTTCTATCAGGAGTTAAATCCAAGACAAAAAATCATCATTGACCTTCTGGACGAGCTCCCTGACAGTGAGACAGATGAACTTTTAAAAACTCTTGAGGAGAAAAAACAGAAGTACAATGCAATTTACGAAGAGTTAGCACGAAAGAAAAAACAAAAAGCCTCTTAAACCAGCATAAATCCGGTAGCGTCCCCCTCCGGGTTTGTGCTTCACTTTATCCCGTCTCATTTTTTTATACATAAAATGTACTTAAAGTACTTTACAATGATGAACACAAAGTACATTATATACCTACCAACCCACCCCGCCCCACAGAACGCCGGGCAATACTTCGAGTTACCAGGCAGTGGTCAGGGGTTAAGTAGCCAGCCCGAGGCGTATGAACATGACGGCGGGATTCAAATTTTGCAGTGCAGCAGTTAGTTCCGCCACCCGGCGTTAAGGGGATAGATAAGATGGTGCATTACGAAGTAGTTCAGTATTTGATGGATTGTTGCGGTATCACTTACAACCAGGCTGTGCAGGCTTTACGCAGCAACGACTGGGATCTCTGGCAGGCAGAAGTCGCTATACGTAGCAACAAGATGTGAGATTCGCAAAATGCAAAAAATCGACCTCGGCAACAACGAATCCCTGGTGTGCGGCGTGTTCCCCAACCAGGATGGAACGTTCACTGCCATGACGTATACCAAAAGCAAAACATTTAAAACCGAAACTGGTGCGCGCCGATGGTTGGAGAAGCACACAGTAAGCTAACGATTAAAACGTCTACTCCTGCTGTTCCAGAATAACTTCATAAAATGGGAGTATTTTTCGGTGACGAGATAATAAGAACAGTTTGCGCTATCACTCTGATGTTGAATGATGCCCTTCCGTTCTAATTTTTTCATAACCGGGTTACGGCAAGGAGAAGTGATAATAAGATTTCCTGTTTTAAGGAAATCTTTAAATACAGCGATTTCTTTCTCAGATAAACGAAGCAATACTCGTTGCTCTGGTAGTAATGAATAATGCTTTTGAATATGTGCTCGCAATCTTGAGAAGGAAATGGCGACCACGAAAGAAAAGGCAAAAACGATAATCTGAAAGAGCCAAGGTATTTCAGTATAAGCATTGAATGCGACAGTAAACTCTTTCGGTATCAGCCAGAGAGTGAGACCAAAAATGATAATCGTATACATAAGTCTTTCGAGTGGCTCGTTAGCAAAAAGTTTCAACAATGGAGTAAATACATCCAACATATCAATAACTCTCAACTGTAAGGGTATTGAAATGTTAACACAAGCTCTCGCTGTAGGGGTATAGCCGAGACCACCGAAGCCCGGAGGTGGTGAAATAAAACCGGGCACAACACGAAGGCGCATTTCCGATATCCATAAAGAGTCGGTCTTGTCTGTTAAATTTAAATGGTGGGAGTGCGCCTCCGGTTGTAAATAACGACATTGCTGTGTGTAGTCCTGGCGGCATCATTTTTTTTCTTGAAGTTCGGCTGATGTCCGCCCTTTTTAAAGTGAATTTTGTGATGCGGTGAATGCGGCTAAGCGCACGTGGCACAGTTAAAAGTCATGTTAGTCCTTATTGGTTTGGGTGGGAAAGCCGACTGTAATTGTTAACTGGTTGCAGTCACCTGGAGGCACCAGGCACCGCATCAACAAAGTTCATTTGTAAAAATGGAGATAATTATGATTGCACATCACTTCGGAACTGATGAAATACCACGTCAGTGTGTGACTCCTGGCGATTATGTTCTTCATGAAGGCCGGACATATATTGCCTCGGCAAACAATATTAAAAAGCGAAAACTATATATTCGTAACCTGACCACAAAAACATGCATTACTGACCGCATGATTAAAGTCTTCCTCGGTCGTGATGGTTTACCTGTAAAGGCGGAGTCATGGTGATGACTAAGAAAATAAAATGTGCTTACCACCTTTGCAAAAAAGACGTTGAAGAAAGCAAAGCTATTGAAAGAATGCTTCACTTCATGCACGGGATTTTATCAAAAGACGAACCGAGAAAATATTGCAGTGAAGCTTGTGCCGAAAAAGACCAGATGGCACATGAACTTTAATTAATTGACTATTCGAAACTGAATTTATGCCAGAAATGGCAGGTATTCGCTCAACCTTAATTAAGGAGAAAAACATGATTACCAATTATGAAGCCACTGTTGTAACTACCGATGACATTGTTCACGAGGTGAATCTGGAAGGAAAGCGCATTGGCTACGTAATTAAAACAGAAAATAAAGAAACCCCATTCACTGTGGTTGATATCGATGGTCCATCAGGCAACGTAAAAACACTTGATGAAGGTGTCAAAAAAATGTGCCTGGTGCATATCGGAAAGAATCTGCCCACAGAAAAAAAAGCCGAATTTCTGGCAACTCTAATTGCAATGAAATTAAAAGGTGAAATCTGAAAGAAATAGCCTGCGTATGACGCAGGCTATGAACAGTGTGTATCCGGCAAGATCATTCACTGAACAAAACGAATTTTAATCTGAGTTGAGGTTAAAAAACAATGAGCACAAAACCACTCTTCCTGTTACGGAAAGCGAAAAAATCATCCGGTGAACCTGACGTCGTCCTGTGGGCAAGCAACGATTTTGAATCGACCTGTGCCACTCTGGACTACCTGATCGTTAAGTCAGGTAAAAAACTGAGCAGCTATTTTAAAGCTGTTGCCACGAATTTTCCTGTCGTTAATGACCTGCCCGCTGAAGGTGAGATCGATTTTACCTGGAGTGAACGCTATCAACTCAGCAAAGACTCCATGACATGGGAACTAAAACCGGGAGCAGCACCAGACAACGCTCACTATCAAGGCAATACCAACGTCAACGGCGAAGACATGACTGAGATTGAGGAGAATATGCTACTCCCAATTTCTGGCCAGGAACTGCCCATTCGTTGGCTTGCTCAACACGGCAGCGAAAAACCGGTAACGCACGTTTCACGCGACGGACTCCAGGCATTACACATTGCTCGGGCTGAAGAACTACCGGCTGTTACTGCCCTGGCTGTTTCCCACAAAACCAGCCTGCTCGACCCGCTGGAAATTCGCGAACTCCACAAACTGGTTCGTGACACTGACAAAGTTTTCCCTAATCCTGGTAATTCAAACCTGGGACTGATAACTGCTTTTTTCGAAGCATACCTGAACGCTGACTACACCGATCGAGGACTGCTGACAAAAGAGTGGATGAAGGGTAATCGTGTTTCACACATCACTCGCACGGCTTCCGGTGCTAATGCTGGCGGCGGAAACCTCACCGATCGCGGCGAAGGTTTCGTACACGATCTGACGTCACTGGCGCGCGACGTAGCCACTGGCGTACTGGCCCGTTCAATGGATCTGGACATCTATAACCTTCATCCGGCACACGCTAAACGCATTGAGGAAATTATCGCTGAAAATAAACCGCCCTTTTCTGTTTTCCGCGACAAATTCATCACCATGCCTGGCGGGCTGGATTATTCCCGCGCCATCGTGGTTGCGTCCGTAAAAGAAGCACCAATTGGGATCGAGGTCATCCCCGCGCACGTCACTGAATATCTGAACAAAGTACTGACTGAAACCGATCATGCCAACCCTGATCCGGAAATCGTGGATATTGCCTGCGGTCGCTCCTCTGCCCCGATGCCGCAGCGAGTAACAGAAGAAGGAAAACAGGATGATGAAGAAAAACCGCAACCATCTGGAACAACGGCAGTTGAACAGGGAGAGGCTGAAACAATGGAACCGGACGCAACTGAACATCATCAGGACACGCAGCCGCTGGATGCTCAGTCACAGGTAAATTCTGTTGATGCGAAATATCAGGAACTGCGGGCAGAACTCCATGAAGCCCGGAAAAACATTCCATCAAAAAATCCTGTCGATGCCGATAAATTGCTTGCTGCATCACGTGGTGAATTTGTTGACGGAATTAGCGACCCGAACGATCCGAAATGGGTAAAGGGGATCCAGACTCGCGATTGTGTGTACCAGAACCAGCCAGAAACGGAAAAAACCAGCCCGGATATGAATCAACCTGAGCCAGTAGTGCAACAGGAACCGGAAATAGCCTGCAATGCCTGCGGCCAGACTGGCGGGGATAACTGCCCTGACTGTGGTGCGGTGATGGGCGACGCAACATACCAGGAAACATTCGATGAAGAGAGTCAGGTTGAAGCTAAGGAAAATGATCCGGAGGAAATGGAAGGCGCTGAACATCCGCACAATGAGAATGCTGGCAGCGATCCGCATCGCGATTGCAGTGATGAAACTGGCGAAGTCGCAGATCCCGTAATCGTAGAAGACATAGAGCCAGGTATTTATTACGGAATTTCGAATGAGAATTACCACGCGGGTCCCGGTGTCAGTAAGTCTCAGCTCGATGACATTGCTGATACTCCGGCACTGTATTTGTGGCGTAAAAATGCCCCCGTGGACACCACAAAGACAAAAACGCTCGATTTAGGAACCGCTTTCCACTGCCGGGTACTTGAGCCGGAAGAATTCAGTAACCGCTTTATCGTAGCACCTGAATTTAACCGCCGGACAAACTCCGGAAAAGAAGAAGAGAAAGCGTTTCTGAGGGAATGCGCAAGCACAGGAAAAACGGTTATCACTGCCGAAGAAGGCCGGAAAATTGAACTCATGTATCAGAGCGTTATGGCTTTGCCGCTGGGGCAATGGCTTGTTGAAAGCGCCGGACACGCTGAATCATCAATTTACTGGGAAGATCCTGAAACAGCAATTTTGTGTCGGTGCCGTCCGGACAAAATTATCCCTGAATTTCACTGGATCATGGACGTGAAAACTACGGCGGATATTCAACGATTCAAAACCGCTTATTACGACTACCGCTATCACGTTCAGGATGCATTCTACAGTGACGGTTATGAAGCACAGTTTGGAGTGCAGCCAACTTTCGTTTTTCTGGTTGCCAGCACAACTATTGAATGCGGACGTTATCCGGTTGAAATTTTCATGATGGGCGAAGAAGCAAAACTGGCAGGTCAGCTGGAATATCACCGCAATCTGCGAACCCTGGCTGACTGCCTCAATACCGATGAATGGCCAGCTATTAAGACGTTATCACTGCCCCGCTGGGCTAAGGAATATGCAAATGACTAAGCAACCACCAATCGCAAAAGCCGATCTGCAAAAAACTCAGGGAAACCGTGCACCAGCAGCAATTAAAAATAACGACGTGATTAGTTTTATTAACCAGCCATCAATGAAAGAGCAACTGGCAGCAGCTCTTCCACGCCATATGACGGCTGAACGTATGATCCGTATCGCCACCACAGAAATTCGTAAAGTTCCGGCGTTAGGAAACTGTGACACTATGAGTTTTGTCAGTGCAATCGTACAGTGTTCACAGCTCGGACTTGAGCCCGGTAGCGCCCTCGGTCATGCATATTTACTGCCTTTTGGTAATAAAAACGAAAAGAGCGGTAAAAAAAACGTTCAGCTAATCATTGGCTATCGCGGCATGATTGATCTGGCTCGCCGTTCAGGTCAAATCGCCAGCTTGTCAGCCCGTGTTGTCCGTGAAGGTGACGAGTTTAATTTCGAATTTGGCCTTGATGAAAAGTTAATACACCGCCCAGGAGAAAACGAAGATGCCCCTGTTACCCACGTCTATGCTGTCGCAAGACTGAAAGACGGAGGTACTCAGTTTGAAGTTATGACGCGCAAACAGATTGAGCTGGTGCGCAGCCAGAGTAAAGCTGGTAATAACGGGCCGTGGGTAACTCACTGGGAAGAAATGGCAAAGAAAACGGCTATTCGTCGCCTGTTCAAATATCTGCCCGTATCAATTGAGATCCAGCGTGCAGTATCAATGGATGAAAAGGAACCACTGACAATCGATCCTGCAGATTCCTCTGTATTAACCGGGGAATACAGTGTAATCGATAATTCAGAGGAATAATTCAGCCTGGCGGTGTAATGCACCGCCAACTTGAAATATTTTTATGAGAAAAATTATGAGATATGACAATGTTAAACCATGTCCATTTTGTGGTTGTCCATCAGTAACGGTGAAAGCCATTTCAGGATATTACCGAGCGAAGTGTAACGGATGCGAATCCCGAACCGGTTATGGTGGAAGTGAAAAAGAAGCACTCGAACGATGAAATAAACGAACCACTGGAAATAATAATGGAGGTGTTCATGTATAAAATTACCGCCACTATTGAAAAGGAAGGTGGCACTCCTACTAACTGGACAAGATATTCAAAATCTAAACTAACGAAATCAGAATGCGAAAAAATGCTCTCAGGTAAAAAAGAAGCAGGCGTTTCCAGAGAGCAGAAAGTAAAACTGATAAATTTTAATTGCGAGAAACTTCAGTCCTCGTGAATTGCATTGTATTCAAATTAAAACTTCATAGCTGATTATTAATAATCAACATCGGGCGTCAATTTAAGTCTAACATTGGCGCCTGCCAGAGGTGATGCGATGGCACAAGTAATCTTTAATGAAGAGTGGATGGTTGAATACGGCCTGATGCTTCGCACTGGTCTGGGGGCCAGACAAATTGAAGCATACCGCCAGAACTGTTGGGTGGAAGGCTTCCACTTCAAACGAGTATCTCCTTTAGGGAAGCCAGACAGTAAGCGAGGGATTATCTGGTATAACTATCCAAAGATAAATCAGTTTATCAAAGACTCATGATATGTCTAAATTACCAACAGGTGTCGAGATTCGAGGTAAATACATTCGCATCTGGTTCATGTTTCGAGGAAAACGATGTCGGGAAACATTGAAAGGCTGGGAGGTTACTAACAGTAACATTAAAAAAGCCGGGAATTTAAGAGCGTTGATAGTTCATGAAATCAATTCCGGTGAGTTTGAGTATTTAAGACGTTTTCCCCAGTCCAGCACTGGGGCAAAAATGGTGACAACGAGGGTCATAAAAACGTTCGGGGAGCTTTGTGATATCTGGACAAAAATTAAAGAAACAGAGTTAACAACAAACACAATGAAGAAAACGAAATCACAATTAAAAACACTCAGGATAATAATTTGTGAGAGTACTCCGATATCGCATATTCGTTATAGCGATATCTTAAACTACCGGAATGAACTGCTGCATGGAGAAACGCTTTACCTGGATAATCCAAGATCCAACAAAAAAGGAAGAACCGTGCGCACAGTTGATAACTATATCGCCCTGCTCTGTTCGTTGTTACGTTTTGCGTATCAGTCGGGATTTATATCAACCAAACCATTTGAAGGAGTAAAGAAATTACAGAGAAACAGAATAAAGCCTGACCCGTTATCTAAAACAGAATTCAATGCATTAATGGAAAGTGAAAAAGGACAGAGCCAGAACTTGTGGAAATTTGCCGTATACTCCGGGCTTCGTCACGGGGAACTGGCTGCTCTGGCGTGGGAGGATGTGGATTTCGAGAAGGGAGTTGTGAATGTCAGAAGAAACCTGACGATACTGGATATGTTCGGTCCCCCAAAAACAAATGCGGGGATCCGGACGGTAACACTACTGCAGCCTGCTCTTGAAGCACTGAAGGAGCAATACAAACTGACCGGGCATCATCGCAAAAGCGAAATCACCTTTTATCATCGGGAGTACGGCAGAACCGAAAAGCAAAAACTGCATTTTGTTTTCATGCCCAGGGTGTGTAACGGAAAACAAAAACCTTATTACTCGGTAAGCAGTTTGGGGGCAAGGTGGAATGCAGCAGTAAAACGTGCTGGTATTCGCCGCCGTAATCCGTACCATACGCGGCATACTTTTGCCTGCTGGCTGTTGACGGCAGGAGCGAACCCGGCATTTATAGCCAGCCAAATGGGGCATGAAACTGCGCAGATGGTGTATGAAATTTACGGTATGTGGATTGATGACATGAACGACGAACAGGTAGCCATGTTGAATGCGC